GTAGTCGTTGGCGGGAGTGTGTCCCCCTCCCTAGGAGGTGATTCCTATGTAGATCAGGAGATAAATAACGGAAGTGTAGGGGAAGCCGCGCCGCAGATAGCTCCACAGGGGGAATTATCCTTAACAATGCCTGAGCCAGAGGATAATGACCCTGTGGAGCAAATAACTGTAGTCAAAGTTAAGAGCGGCCGGATAGATGAGGCCACACGCAAGATACTATATGGTGAAGAATAGTGGCTGACATACTTGCCACTCTGCTACAATCGGCAATTTATAGGCGCGCAGCCATGATGGAAGAATGGCTTGACAGACATAAATTACATTCTCCGTCGCCCCAAATTGAATTATCTAATGATTCGATGACACAAACTACTAGATGTTCATGTGGTGACGAATGCGAGTTCACAATCGTAAGTTATGTAGCCGTGCAAAGTAAGAAGAAGTTCGAAGCAGGATACATATGGCGCTAGCTACGCCACGCGAGATTATGAGGTTGCGTAGTTACCAAAAGGAACCTCGCATTGCCTACGATCGTGGCATTAGAAGATTCCTAACATTATGGCATAGGCGCGCCGGTAAGGATCGCAGTTGGTGCTCCTTCACTCTGGAAAAGATGCTCCAAAGACAAGGTGTCTACTTTCACATATTCCCATCATTAAACCAAGGCCGTCGAGACCTTTGGGATAACGTCCTTAAGGAAACCATTGATGGACAAGAGAGGTCAATTACTATAAATGATATGTTCCCGCCCGAATTGGTAAGTGGTAGTGATGAAGGAGAGATGCAGAAGAAATTAATAAATGGTAGTATTTGGCAAGTGATGGGCGCCGACAACGACGAGGCAATCGCTAGGATGCGTGGCCCTAATCCAGTTGCAGCCATATTGTCTGAGTTCAGTCACGGCAGTAAGATGGAGAAGGCATATGACACCTTGTCACCGATATTCGCAGAGAATGGTGGTTGGATAGCATTACCATACACTCCTAATGGACCAAACCATGGCAAGAAGTTCTATGATATGGCTGGCCTGAATCATCATTGGTACTGCGACAAACAAACGGTAGATCAGACGCGCCGTGACGCGCGCGGTGAATCTGGAGGTTATGTCATAACTCCAGAGGAATTCATCCAACAAGAATACTATTGTTCGTTTACTGGGTACAGTCATGGTACCATCTATGGTGACCTCCTAACCGAAGCTATCAATGCGAAACGCGTTAGTGACTTTCCATTCGTTCCTACACATCCAGTAGGTACAATATGGGACCTAGGTAGGTCAGATGCACAGGCCGTATGGTTCTACCAAAAGTATGGCCCTGCCATCTATTTCATAGACTACCACGAAGAAACACAGAAGAATCTACAATGGTGGACGAGATACCTACGTGAATCCAAAAGATATGTCTACGGACGTATGGTGCTGCCTTGGGATGGACGGGACGCTGAAGATTATTTTTCCACAGTGGGATTTCGTAACATTCATGTTTGTTCGCGTCCTGTATCCCTACAGCTTGAAATCGACGCAGTACGGCGCGCCTTTACGACATTTTATTTTAATAAAACGACGTGCGCGCGCGGGCTAGAATGCTTAGAAAACTATAAGCGTGACTACGATGAAGATAACCGGGTGTTTTCGAAAGAACCAGTACATAATCAATATAGTCATGGTGCTGACGCGCTGCGCACTGGTGTTAGTGGTGGTTTTGATCCAATTGAATTCATAACAGGCGCAAGCCAACCAATCAAAGTAGAATCAACATTTGACCCCCGCACCTTCGGTGTAGATCCTCAAACTGGAATGAGGCCATAATGGGTGGCAGTAGTGTACCAAAACCACAACAACAGCAACAAGTAGCACCAGCACCCAAAGAAGAAGATAAAGCAGTACAGGATGCGGCCGCTGAGGCATTACGACGTAAGAGAACAGCAGCTGGTTATCGTAGTACAGTGCTAACAAATACGATGTTAACGCCGGAGAGTACGAAGGCACTACAAACGATGGGTTCCTAGATGGCTAGTGGCACCGACCAAATACAAACCTATAACCGCCTAGTGGCGGAAGCTGCAAACCATCGTGATCGATGGGAACGTATGGCACCATTCCTTGCACCCAGTAGAATTGGAATTACGACGCAGTTTATAGATGGTGCCAAACTATCGACCGGCGTGTACGACAGTACGATGTTAATGGCGGCCGAACTAATGGCGCAATTCATAGCTGGTCATATAATCAATCCTGGACAGAAGTGGGGTGGTTACACCAAACGTAATGTGACAGATCAAAGTATAGCCGATCCAATTAATGAGTATCTTGAAGAATGTACGGACCTAACATTAAAGCGTGCGGCCGCCAGTAGTTACTATGCCGAAGCCCAAGAATGCCTGATAGACTACGTAGGCTTCGGAACAGGTTTCATAACTGGTGAGGAAGCACCACAACCAGTTAACAGGACAATTCGTGGATTTCGTGGTTTTGTATTCCAAGCTAAGAAAACAGGACGCTTCGTGATACAGCAGGGTGTAGATGGATTAGTAGATACATCATATGATGAAGAAATGATGTCAGCACGTATGATTCAGGATAGATGGCCTGGTGAGAAATTACCGGAGAATGTAACCAATGCAATAAGAAGTGGTAATGCGCACCGCGCCTTTAAGATCATCCATGCCGTGTATCCACGTCGTAGAAGTGAACAAGGATATGGTGGTAAAGGAATGCCATGGGCATCATGTTGGATTGAGAATGATAGTAAGGAAATAATATCGGAGGGAGGCTATCGAGTATTCAATTCTGCAGTACCACGTTACCAACGTACACCAGGTGAAGTATATGGCCGCGGCCGTGGGGATATTGCATTTCCTGACTCCTGGACTCTAAATACCGCCAAACGCATGGGTCTGGAGGACTGGGCCTTAAAAATTAGACCACCAATTATGCATCGTCATGATAGTGTATTTGGAACCTTGCGGTTGGTGCCGGCCGGACCAATGTCTATCAATACTCATGGACGCCCAATTCGTGACGCCGTAATGCCATTCGAGACTGGTTCTCACCCCGAGGTGAGTCACATTAAAGAAGAAGAGTTACGCACATCTATCAAACAGATTTTCTATGTAGATCAGATTCTAAAGTTACTGGAAGTACAGAAATCAGAAATGACCGCCTTCGAGTTCGCCAAGAAAATAGAACTATTATTCAAAATACTAGGGCCAGTGTACGGCCGTTGTGAATGGGAACTACTATATCGGCAATGGGAACTAATGTGGGATATCCAAGTAGCAGCCAATGCCTTCCCACCGCCTCCTCCGGAGATGTACCAGACTGACGGTCTCATTGATATAGAATTCCATAATCCAATAGCAAAGGCGCAGCGTGCCGGTGACGCTGAGTCAGTATTAATGGCAGTTAATGATCTAGCACCACTGGCGCAGCGTTATCCAGAGATATTCGATAGGATAGATCCACAGGCTACCGCCGATGGTGTACTTGATATACGTGGGTTCCCAGCCAAGTGGCAACGCTCTGATAAAGCTATGGCTGCATTACAAAATGAGCGTGCGGCGCAAACTGTAAAGGATAGTCAGATGCACGATGTGACAGGTATGGCTGACGCAGCTGGTAAGGCTGCTCCGGCCCTGCAATTACTAACGGGTGGTAAGGCAGCGGGTGGGCGTTAGTGTTAACTAACATTATAAAAAGATGGCTTGGTTTCAAATGGCAACCGCTAGTAGATCCAAAGATTGCAAGTCATTACCAAGCTACCTTCCAGACGCCATCCGGGCAGTACGTGTTGCAACATCTAATGGATACTGTATACTGCACTATCTATGAAGGTGATAATTCAGTGCTAGCTATGGCCCATAATGCACGCCGCTCCGTTATCCATGATATATTAGCAAACTTAGATATGGCGGAATTCCCACGTAAATATCAAGAAAAAGTGCAACAGGGCCAGGAGGTAACAGATGGGCGCGTGGACAGATAGTATTCCAGAGACTCTAACTTACGATGGTGATGGTGGCGCCAAACTGCCTATGCGCGATCATCCTATGGTTAAGGAATCACCAGATCTAGGGCATTTTGTTAATCGTGCCTTTACTCAACATAAAGAACTAGGATCACGGATTCCTGTAAAGGTAGACAAGACAAAGCCAGAAGAAGTCACGAAGTGGCGTACTGACTATCTTCCAAAGTTATATGATGCGGGCGTGTTAGAGAGGCCACCGGCCAAACCGGAAGAGTATGAATTAAAGCCAGGTGAGTCAGTAGAAGGAATCGTATGGAATGAAGGACGTGCCAAGAAGCTAACTGAGTTAGGAGTCAAGTGGGGAATACCCAAACAAGCATTACAGGATCTAGTGGCACTACACCGTGAATCATTAATAGCAGCCATCCCAGAGTTACAGACAAGCTACGAAGCAAGTATAGAAGCACTAAAGAAGGAATTTGGTGCCGACTACGAAGCAGTAATGGAAGACACCAAGCGGCTAAATGCAATAATCTTCAAAGATCCCAAAGAGCTAGAATTCATGAATGCGACGGGGCTTGGGAATCATCCCATTTTCCTGTCGATACTCGGAAGACTATCGAAATACGCCAAACAAGATTCTTCGCTAGGATTGGATACTGTAAAACCTGGTAGTGAGAATGCCAATGGAGGCGGTGTGAGTGACGCTGATAAGGCCAAATCGGAACTAACAGACATCCAGACAAACAAGAACAACCCTCGTTACGAAGGCTTCTGGCGTAACGATGCGGCCGTTAACTCGTACATTAACGAACTCTATAAGAAAGCATTTCCAGGGCAAGTAACACTCTAACGCATATGCCTTGGGATATGGTTCTACATAAGTTTAAAAAAGGCACTCTGAAGTCAGGGAGTGGTAAGAAGGTCACAAGTCGGAAGATGGCACTGGCAATAATGCTATCCGAGAAACAGAAGGCGAAAGCTGGTAAGAAGGAGTATCAATAATGGAAGGCCAACAGATCGGTAATCCAGAGGCACCAAAGATCGACAAGGAAAAGCTAGTGAGGGCCGACCATCCATCATTAGTTAGCACTATCCGACAGGCTGCAAAGCAGGGTATGTCTAAGGAACAGGCCATGAAGATAACTGGCGCGCCGCGCGAGGTCATTGACACTCATTACAAGAGTGTGGAAGAGGGAAGATGAAATGACGACAGCTTACATAGGAACTAAGATTGTTGTTGCATGGCCTGAAACTAAAGAAGGTAAGGATGGATATGCAGTAAAGTATGAAGATGGATACGTTTCTTGGTCACCTAAAGATGTTTTTGAGCGTTGTTATAGACGGATAACCTCGCAAGAAAAGGAATTGGCACAACAGTGAAAACTCTCCTACTCCTAGCATGTGCTCTACCTATAGTAACCGGAGGATGCATAGCCAGCAACCTAGCACAAGTAATAGATGCATTAGCAAAGGATAACAACCAGAATTGCATCGTAGTCACAAGTGTGTATGGCACAGTGACAATGATGCGCGCCGCACCAAATGCAAGTTTTAAAGCTGGGGCTGGTAGTTGTGATATACAAGGCAATCCTGAAGGTGGGAAGATTGCAGTACCAGTCCAAGTTCCAGCTATGACTCTAACACCAACTACGAAGTAACATGGGCGTTAATAAGGGAACTCGTTGTATAAATGGTGGTTGTGAATGTCCATGTCACGACGAAAGGCTAGCACCCGTGCAGCGCGGCCTAGCCACTAATGCTGCCCTGCGGCAAGGACTGCCGAAGGCAGAGGCCCTCATTGGGAGGACACCCTCTCCGCTGACAAGTTCGTCACCGGAGAACAATAATGTCCGTCACAGTAGATCAGGCATGGGTCTACCGCTTCCACGATCAATTGCTACTCACATATCAACAGATGGGCTCTCTTCTACAGAATACGATAGAGCCCAGTAATGTACATCGTGATGTAAGTGCTGCAATAGATCACTTCGATCGTCTTGGCAACGTGATTGCCAACGACGTAGTGATTCCTTTCGGTCAGACAGTAATCCTCAACCCACCGCACTCGCGGCGTGCCATCACCCTCCAATCCGTTGATGCCGCGGTGCTAGTATCTGACGAACACACCTTGCGAAGCATGATAAATCCACAGAATGCCTACACCCGTACCATTGCATTTGCATTGGGACGGCGCGCCGATAAGTTCATCATCGACGCGGCCGTAGGCAGTGCTACAACGGCTGCCGTGACACCAGGATCAGGTGTTATCACCTACGGTACTACAGCACTCCCATCAACTCAGAAACTAGGAACTGGTATCGCCATAACCTTGACAAATATCATAGCAGTAAATGAAATCATGTCAAAGGCTGGCGTGCCGATGGGACCTAGCAAACGTAAGATAGCTTACGGACCAGGACAAATCAGAGATATACTAGCTATCACACAGGCATCATCCTCCGACTTCACCAAGAATCAAATCCATGATCGTGGTACAATCAATGGATTGACTTGGGAGGGGTTAGACTGGATTGAGATTCCTGACGTAGTTCGTGAAGATGCAACCACCATCCTTCAAAGAATGCTACCCTTGTCAACTGGTGGTCTAACAGGCCGTGGCGTCATTGCATTTGCAAATGATGCCATTGGCTTATCAATCGGTAGGCCAGATGGTCCTCCAAAGATCAATGAACGGCCTGATCTTAATAACTCCATCCAAGTTCGTCAGGTTCTAATGCAGCAGGCTGGCCGACTATGGGAAGGTGGAGTTGTACAGATAGACGTTCTAGAGAACTAATAGTTAAGGAAAGGAGGAAAACCAAATGGCAGCCGTACTACGTGACTCGGCCTTCTACTCGGATCTGTACACAAGTAAGTACCCTGGTGATGCGCGAAAGCGTGGTGGTCGTAACGTCCCGTTTCCATTCGAAGTAACAGCAGTAGCACCTACTACGATAGGTGATACCTACAACTGCATAGTGATCCCTGCTAACTATCGTGTTATCGACCTAGCAGTCACAACTACAGCCAATACAGCAACAATCACAGTGCAGCTAGGTGACTCAGGTAACGCAACGAGATACATGAATGCTACTGTGTTTGCAACAGTAGATACACTCGTCAGTGGTCTAGCCTCAGCGGGCGCGGGTTACATACCAACAGCCGACACTATCGTAGTGTTACTGTTCGGCGTAGCAGCGCCTACTGTAGGTGCTAAGGTGACAGGTATCTTCCATCTAGTACCACCTGCGTAAACAACAAGAATGGGATAGGCCAGCCTAAAAACTGGCCTATCCGGAGTAACAAGATGGCATATATAGATGATGCAAATTGTATCTACCAAGGTGTTGGTTGCGGCTTGAATGCTAGGAATATGGATGGTGCTTTCAAATCAAAGACAAATTCATGGTATTGCTTTAATTGTCTCAAACTTCTATGCCCAAATCTAAATCAGTTACAGCTTGCCGTTTAGAAGTATGGCCTGATGATGCATAAGGAGGAATAGCAATGGCAGCCTTCGCTAGTATATCGGCGGCCGAGGTTAGGTTAAGGGCCAAAGGCCCGGCGGGCGATCGTACATGGGTTAATGGACACGTAGGACGTACTGTCACAGGGGTAATCTGTGTACGTGTTCAAAGATACATGTCATCCGCCAGTGATGCAACGCGCAGTGCGGGAGCATGGGTTGAAATCACAGACGATGCAGTAGTCTAGTGGGCGAAGCAAGGAGAAAAGCAATGGCAATGGAATCAAATGGGATACCACAACAAATTGCCCTTAGACCCAATGACATCTTCCTACTTATCAAAGTGGAAGATGGACAAACAAAGGTGTTTGGAGTTATTAACGACAAAGGACTATCCTACCAATTACTAGAGTTGGCTCGTGATGCTATCTATGAACATTCCAAGAGGATGGAATCACTAATACAACCTGCAAGTAGACTACCAGGAGAGAATGCACCGCTATGACAATGACTAATGACCAAGCAATAGCATATCTTGCCGAGATGGATCGTGAAATAAATGTGCTACTACAGGCACGGCGCGCCGGTGTGTTCGTGTCCGAAGTCCTACAACTCTATAAGAAACGGAGCGCCGAGCTTGCAGGCATGGAAACTGCAATGAGCAACGTCAAAGATAGTATAGACT